CATCTGATAACTGGCTTGATACCAGAAGATTAGAAGCAAATATTATTAATGTTGAAGGTGATTTTGCCGAAACTGTTGCAGAATTTACCCAACAGTTTGGTGGAAATCCTCAAACTGGATTTGGATCTGTTGTTTGGGATGCATGGGAAACTAATTGGACAGGAAGAACAGAAACTAGAACGACCCTGGCAGGAGGAGGTTTCATCGGAGCAGTCAGATGGAATACCGAACTGAGAGGAGGACAAGGATGGTGGGAAAGACAATTTGTTAATGGAGTCGTTCGAGAAGAAAGAACTGTGACACGGCAAAGTCGAACAGGAACTCGAAGATTAGTAACTGAACAATTCGATCAAACTTCTCAAGGAGATAGAATTGTAAGTAGAGATCTTGTCGGATTTATGAGATCTCGTAATGTTCAATTTGTTGCAAAACGAGTTAAACCATCTACTGAATTACATGCATTCTTGGATGGAGTTGATATAACAAAATATTGTGTTCCTAAATTATTAGAAATTTCAATGTCTTCTGGAGTATTCCAGGTTGGAGAAACTGTTACAGGAACAACAAGACCTGTTGGAATTTTACCTCTCACTAGTTCTTCAATAGATCCTAGTATTAGGTTTAGAGTAGCTCAATCCAATCATATGGAAGGGCCATATAATGCACCTACACGTACTTATGGATCAAGTCCTTATGGTGCTGAACCAGTTCCTGCTGCTTATTCTTCAACTTCTACTATTTTAAATATTGATACATTTTCATTAGCAGACCAACCTCAAGGTTCATATTGGGGATGGGTAGAAGAAGATATGATTTTGGTTGGTGAGACTAGTGGAGCATTAGCAGTTGTTACTAACGTTAGATTAGTATCGGATTTAGGAGCAAATTTAATAGGAAGTATGTATATTCCTGATCCAGATTCTGGAGTTCATCCAAGATTTGAAACAGGAGAAAAGATAGTTACTCTTATTAATAATAGTACTCTTAATAGAAATGAAGCAAGTACAATTGCTGAAGAAGGATTTAGTTCTACAGGAATTTTAGAAACCGTTCAAGAAGATATTGTTTCTGTTAGAAACGCAAGAGTGGAGACTACTGCTGTATCTGAAACTCGAAATACTGGGTCATGGACAACTATTGCTGATCAGAATGAAACCCGATGGCGATGGTGGGATCCTTTAGCTCAATCTTTCCAGGTTGAAGATCCTAATGGCATTTTCTTAACAAGTTGTGATGTATATTTTGCAACTAAAGATGATACAGGACTTCCTGTTACATTCCAGTTAAGAACAATGGAAAATGGTACACCCACTACAAAGGTTATTCCATTCTCCGAAATTGTATTACCACCTTCAGATGTTAAAACTTCAGGTAGTGGTACAGTGGCAACTACATTTACTTTTGATGCTCCAATTTATTTGGAAGGTGGAACTGACTATGCTATTGTTCTTCTTTCAGAATCAGCCAAATATACAACATACATTTCACGAGTAGGAGAAACTGATTTAGTAACGGGAACATTTGTTTCTCAACAACCATTCTTGGGTTCTTTATTTAAATCTCAAAATGGTTCTACATGGGAACCAAGTCAATGGGAAGATCTTAAGTTCACTCTTTATAGAGCAGATTTTGCAACCTCTGGATCATTAGAAATCTATAATCCTGAGTTATCACAAGGTAATAATCAAATTGCTACTTTAGAACCAGATCCTTTAAATCTAACCTCAAGAAAGATAAGAATAGGAATTGGATCTAATTTAGAGGATGATAATTTGAAAGTAGGATATACTATCAAACAATTTGGTAGTAATGCTACTGGTGATTATGTGGCAAGTGCAGGTATTGCAACAGGAACTTTGAATATTATTAATTCTGGTATTGGACTTACTCCAACATCGGGTGGATGGGTATTCCCAGATGTTAAATTGAGTAGCATCACAGGAAGTGGAGTCAATGCCACTGCTAAAATTACTGTTGAAAATGGAGTGGCCACGGGTGCAACGATTACAGCAGGTGGAAATGGGTTTGTTGCAGGTGATATTTTAGGAATAGGAGCAACAGGTATTGGTAATGATGCAATAGGATCTAATGTTAGATTATCTGTTGTTGGAATTTCTAGTGTGACCCAATTAGTTCTTGATAATGTTCAAGGAGATTTCGTAACTGGTACTGGTAAGACAGTTCAATATATTATGTTAGATGGAAGTACTGGAATTACCACTGATTTAAATGGTGCTAATAACGTTGGAGGAAGTGTTTATATTGATGATATTACTGAGGTTAATAGTGGAACTAATATTGTAGTTAATCATAAGAATCATGGAATGTATTTTAGTGATAATTATGTAACACTTTCTGATGTTATAACTGATATTATTCCCACTAAATTGGTGAATGACTTAGATTCAACTACCACTGGTGATATTGTTGTTGATGATGTTACCAATTTGGACAAATTTGAAAATGTGGGGGTTGGAACTACCAATTATGGATACTTGAAGATTGGAGATGAAATTCTTTCATATACTTCTGCATCAGGTACAAATATAGGTATTACTTCCAGATCAATTGATTCTACCAGTGCTAAAGATTATCTTGCAGGAACTCCTGTTTACAAATATGAATTAGGTGGAATTTCACTGAGAAGAATTAATAAGACCCATAATTTAGCTGATGTATCGATTGCTGATGCCATTACTTTTGATTCTTATAATATTAAATTGGATATGGGTTCTAGTGGATTAGGTAGATCTACAGGGGCAAGTTTCCCTATCTTATATACAGGAGAAACTATGAGTGCAGGAGGAGTTAATGCTAATGCTACACAAAATATTCCTTTTGAGATCATTAATCCTGAAATTCAAACTCTTACTGTTCCAGGAACAGATATTACTGCACAAGTAAAAACTGTTACTGGTGCTAGTTTAGATGGAAGTGAAACTGGTTATCTTGAACAATCATTTGAGTCAGTTACTATTGGTGAAAATAATTATCTCACTACTCCTAGAATAATTGCTTCTAAGATTAATGAAACTAATAAATTAAGTGCATTACCTGGTAATAAATCAATGAATATGCAACTTAATTTATCAACTGTTGATTCTAAAGTATCACCAGTAATTGATAGTCAAAGAATGAGTGCTATCTTTATTTCTAATAGAGTTAATGCTCCTATTGGATTGAGTAGTTATGTGACAGATAATAGAGTTAATAGTATGTTTGATGATCCCAATGCTTTTCAATATCTTTCTCAAGAAATTATGTTGGAAAATTCAGCATCTTCTATAAAGATTATGGCAAATGTTTACTTAAATGATAGTTGTGATATTAGAGCATTCTATGCAATCAGTAATAATGAAAATTTTGAACCAGTTTATAGACCTTTTCCAGGTTTCAATAATTTGAATGAGAGAGGTGAAATTATTGATAAGGCTGATAATGATGGAAGACCTGATGTATTTGTAGCACCTACTAACAATGAATTAGTAGTACCTAATGATAATGATTTTAAAGAAAGAGTATTTACTATGAACGATCTTCCTTCCTTTAGACATTATAGAATCAAACTTGTTCTGACTTCTAGTAGTCAGGTATATGTTCCTCGTGTGAGAGATCTCCGAGTCCTAGCACTTGCCTAAAATGTCTCATCTTAAAGTCAAGGGTCATAGTGGATTGTATAGGGATTCTAAAACGAATTCTATTGTGAATAAAAATTCCACTGCATATAATGAATATATGACTCAAAAAAGTTTGAGAAATAGTGGAAATGATAAAATAGATAATATGAAAGATGATCTTGATAAATTAAAAAATGAGATTAATGAAATCAAATCTTTACTTAAGGAGTTAGTAAATGGCTAATCAAAATATAACATTTGATGTTGCATCAGGAACTCCTTATGAGTCCAATCTAACCATTAATGGAGGTGCTAATTTTAGTAATATATTTACAGTAACTAATCCTAACGGAACTGCTTTTAACTTTACTGATTATAGTGGTTCTTCTCAGATGATTAAGAGTGTTGCAGTGGGTGCTACTGATATTGTGGCTGCGACTTTTGCTGTTGGATTTACTAGTGAGGCTGGAGGAAAAATAGAAATTTCTTTAGGGTCTACTCAAACTAGAAGTTTATCAGGAGGAAGATATGTTTATGATATTTTAGTTAATTCTGCTTCTGCATCCAATACTACAGATGTATTAGAAACTGCTATATCAGTAGGAAGTACTGCTGGTATTGGTACAACAACATTTACCTTGAATAAGGTTACTAATGTTGCTGTTGGTGACTCTGTAACAATAAGTGATCAACTTACAGAAGTGCCTGTAGTCACTGTTTCTACTGGTAATACCATTGAAGTGGGAACTGCCTTCACATCGGGGTCTCAGATCCTTCCTGGTACTGCTGTAACCTTCAGTAGGGTATCTACAGCATCTACAATTTATAGACTAGTTCAGGGTTCGATTATAGTTAAAGCAGGTATCTCTTCTGCACCTTCCTAAATAATTTCACAGGAATAATAAATACATGGCACAACCAGCAAGCCGAGCACAGTTAATAGATTATGCTAAGAGGCAGTTAGGAGCCCCTGTGCTGGAAATTAATGTTGCAGATGAACAAGTAGAGGATATATTGGATGATTCCATTCAATATTTCCAAGAACGGCATTTTGATGGGGTTGCGGAAGTATATTTAAAATATCAATTTACACAGGCAGATGTTGATAGAGGAAAAGGACCACTTACAAGCGGAGTTACGGGAATAACCACAACTAGTGCATCTTCCACAATTGATGGTGTATCAGTTCAGTTTGATTGGAAAGAGAATAGTAATTACTTACAAATACCACCTTCTGTTATAGGTGTTTATAAGGTATTTCGTTTTGATGGAAGTAACACTGTTAGCAACAATATGTTCAGTGTTAAGTACCAATTATTTTTAAATGATGTTGCATTTAATCTGGGATATAATGGTTTGTTGAGTTATGCAATGACTCAAACATATTTGTCGGATATCGATTTCTTATTGACTACTGAAAAGCACATAAGATTTAACCAAAGACAAGATAGATTATATTTGGATATTGATTGGGAAAGTGTTACTGTAGGTGATTGGTTAATTTTGGATTGCTTTAGAGCTCTTGATCCAAATGATTATACAAGAGTATGGAATGATTCATTTTTAAAGAAGTATTTTACTGCTAATTTAAAAAGACAGTGGGGTCAAAACTTAATTAAGTTCCAAGGAGTAAAACTTCCTGGTGGAGTTGAACTTGATGGTCGAGCAATCTATGAAGATGGTGAAAAAGATCTTGCTCTTATTCGTGAAATGATGTCCAATACTTATGAATTACCACCTCTCGATATGATAGGATAATGGCATTAAATCCCTATTTTTTACAAGGTTCAACAAGTGAACAGAATCTTGTACAAGATTTAATTAATGAACAATTAACAATATATGGTGTGGAAGTTCATTATCTTCCTCGTCAGTATGCGACTACCAATACTATTATTAGAGAAGTAATTGAATCTAAGTTCAATAATTCTTATCCTATTGAGGCATATGTAGAAAATTTTGATGGGTATGGGGATAATACCGTATTGCTTTCTAAGTTTGGTATTCAATCCAATAAGGAATTAACTGTAACTATTTCAAGAGAAAGATATGAAAATTATATTTCCCCTTTGATAAAGAATTTACCTGATATTGATTTACCCAATGTTGAAATATTTGATAGACCTAGAGAAGGAGATTTAGTATATTTCCC